TGATTACTTTGGTGAAATCGCTAACATGGGTGATTCAGTTAAAATCATCAAAGAGCCAGAGATTTCTGTTTCTTCTTACGCACGTGGTACTGCTATCGCTGCGCAGGATATTGCTGACGCTGATTTCACTCTGGTAGTTGATAAAGCTAACTACTTTGCTTTCAAGATGGACGACATCGAAGAAGCACACAGCCACGTTAACTTCATGCAGATGGCTACTGACCGTGCTGCATACCGTCTGCGTGACCAGTACGATCAGGAAGTTCTTGGCTACCTGTCTGGTTACAAACAGTCTGCTCTGCATACTTCTGCTGACACTGTTAACGACACTGTATCTGGTACTAAAGCTGACGCTACTGCTGATGCTGACGAACTGCTTGCTGCTAACAAACTGGATGCGGAAGATTTCGCAAACGGTCAGGTTGTAGCTGACGGTGACACTATCGCTCTGCGTCCACGTATGCCGGGTCAGACTGCTGCATTTACTGGTGCTGGTGAAGCTTCACCACTGCAGGTAATTGCACGTATGGCACGTAAGATGGATCTGCAGAACGTAGACACTAACGGTCGTTGGATTGTCGTTGACCCAGTATTCGTTGAAATGCTGAAAGACGAAGATTCACGTGTACTGAACGCTGACTTCGGTGGTTCAGGTCTTCAGAACGGTTTGGTTCTTAACAACCTACACGGCTTCAAAGTGTACGTTTCTAACAACCTGCCTTCTGTTGGTACTGGTGCTTCTACTATCGGTGGTTCTAACTCTGGTGTTAACTTCGGTGTGATCGTTGCTGGTCATCAGTCTGCTGTTGCTACTGCTGAGCAGATCAACAAGACTGAAACTTACCGTGATCCAGACAGCTTCGCTGATGTGGTTCGTGGTATGCACCTGTATGGTCGCAAGATTCTGCGTCCAGAAGCAATCGTAACTGCACGTTACAACCTAGCTTAAGTATGAGCTAGCATAGGGGGTTGGGTGCTTCTGCGCCCTTCTCCCTTTCATTGCTTATAAGGATAGATAATGTTACCTGTAATCCAAGCAAACGTAATTGCATCTGACAATGGCCCTCTGGCTCCTGAGCAATGGTCTAAGTTGGTTTGCGATAAGATTGTTCATGTTAGTGAAACTGCTCCGCAGGAACTAAGGGAGCAGGTAGGTCAGTTTCGTAATGAGATTGAAAAATTATTAGCTATCTACTTTAAACAAGCAATGGATAGCGCAGAAAAACATACTATTAAGAGGTTTGAGTAATGGCAATTACTACTGCAATGTGTACCTCTTTCAAGAAAGAACTCTTGGAAGCGAAGCACGACTTCAACTCTACAGGTGGCGACACCTTTAAAATTGCTCTCTACACTTCTAGTGCTACTCTTGGTGCTTCTACCACAAACTACTCTGCTACTAACGAAGTTAGTGGTACTGGGTATACTGCGGGTGGTAAGTCCATGACTGTAATTGATCCTGTAACTTCTGGCACAACTGCTTTTGTTGACTTTGCTGACGTGACGTGGCCTAGCGCAACAATCACTGCAAATGGTGCTTTGATCTACAACTCAACTGCAGATGGTGGTACTGGTACAACTAATGCTGTAGCTGTACTGGCATTTGGTGGAGACAAAACTTCTACTAACGGTGACTTCGTTATCCAGTTTCCCACAGCGGATGCTAGTAACGCAATCATTCGTATCGCATAATCGTAGAGGTATATAACAGTGGCAGATAATCAAGCTATATACGGAGTAGGCCGCTACGGTGTTGCTGTATACGGTGAGATTCCTGTCGCTGTTCCTGTTTCTGGCGTTGCTATTACAGCTACCAACATTGGTAGCGTTTCTGTTTATGGCGATGCTAATACTGTTCCACAATCTGTACAAGCAAGTGCTACCGCTGATACAGATGTAGTTATTACTGCAGATGCTACGCATACATTAGTGAGTGTATCCGCAGCCTTTGCACAAGGTAGCGTGGGTGTTGTCGGTGTAGCCATTCATCAAGTAGATGGTGTAGAAGCTACAGCTACTAACAACACTGCTGTTATTTCCGCAGACAGCAATTACACAACTACGTCAGTACAAGCATCTACATTTGTTGGCGGCAATACAGTTAAAGCAAGTGCAACTGCACTGCCTACAGGTGTATCAGCTACAGGTGTAGCGGATGTATCTGGCGAAGGCTTTAAAGTATACAGTCGTGTTATAGTTGAAGTAGTTGGTGTAGCAGATAGTTCTACAGAAATAGGTGAAGTAGTAGTTACAGCAGACGCTATCTCTGTTACTACTGCAGAAGGTAGTAGTGGTGTAGTAGGCGATACAGTTGTTGTAGCTAAAGCACTAACTATTACTGAAAGTGTAGATGCTACTGCTAGCGTAAATGATGTAGCTCAGGTTATTGCTACCGCTCTAACACTACCTGACGGTTCGTTTGCTACGGGTACTGCAGATTCTGGCAGTGTAGTAATAGCGGATGCTAACCTAACATTAGTTAGCGTAGAAGGTGTAGTCACTAACGGTGGTGTTGGTGAAGTAAATGCTTCTGCAGTAGCGGATGAAGTAGTAGGTGTATTTGCTACAGGTTCTGTGAATGACGTAGCTGACATCATTGCAACTGCTACTGTAATACCAGAAAGCGCACAAGCATCTGTAACAGCAGATACAGACATCATTATTAGTGGTGATTCTAACCACACACTCATTAGCGTACAGGGTATTGTTGCTAATGGTGGCGTAGGTCAGGTAACTGCAGCAGCTACAATATCTTCTGACTTTGCAGTAGAAGCTATAGGTTTTGTTAGTGATGACCTCTACTTCATCGCAGAAGCTAATGTAACGCCTCCTGCAGCTATTTCTACAGGAGAGGTAGGTAGCACTACTATCGTAGGCGAAAGCAACCTGACGCTTCTCTCTGTGCCTCTCAGCGTTACTGCTGGTGATGCTGTCGTAGAAGCAGATGCTATTATGTCTGTATTCGGTGTAGAGGCACTGCCACAACTAGATGAAAATACAGTTGTAGTAGCTAAAGCGTTGCAAACAGTAGAAGGGTTTGCTCTTGTATTGAGTAAGACAGATCCAGACGTTGCTACAACAACTACTATATTCTATCCAGATGCATTCGCTAAAGATCGTGTTGCATATGTATACGATAGAGATAACTCAAATGATCGCACTGCTGTTGTACCTGCAAGTGAAGATAGAACTGCATATGTAGAAGCAGACTATCAAAGCCGTACAATAAAGATTGCAGCATAGGAAATAATCATGTCACTGAAATGGCCCAGTAAAGATCCTGATGAAGTGCTAGACTACTCTATTGATTGGAGTAGGTTTCTGGCTAATGACGAAACCATTGAAACAGTTACATGGTTTATTGATGTAGACGGTGTTAAGACAGAATGGTTGGATGGTGCTGTGCATAATGGCATTCAGAACATCTCTACTACAAATACAACAAACATTGCTACCCTTTACTTAGGTATGGGTACGCCTAACACTTCTTACAAGATTACATGCCGCATCTCAACTAGCGCCACCATAGTTACAGAACGTGTGGTTCGCATTAAGATTAGGGATCACTACTAATGGCTAGCACTTACAACTTTCTTGGTTTGGTTAATGACGTATGTGTACGTCTTAACGAAGAGCCTTTGACAGAAGCAAACTTTAACAACGTAGATGGTTTTTATACTGCTGCTAAGATGTACGTTAATGCGGCTATTCGTGACATCAACCAGCTAGAGTACAACTGGCCTTTCAATCACAACACTACTGAGTTGTATTTGGATGCTGGCATTAATCGTTATCAGTACCCTGCAGAAGCTAAGGTAGTTGATCTAGACAGTATGCGTATTGTTCCTGATGCTGCATTGGGTGTACAAGCATCTAAGCTTAATCAGATTCAGTACAACGAATACATCAAGCGTTACATTGATGAAGAGTACAAGAGTGCGGATCAGGGTGCAGTACCTACTAAAGTAGCTATGTCACAGGCACGTGAGTTTGTGTTTGTGCCATCTCCGGATAAAGAGTATGAAGTACAGTTTGAATACTTCATCTACCCTGTAGACTTAGTTAACCCTACAGATGTACCTACTATTCCTGAGCGTTTCCGTCATGTGATTGTAGATGGTGCTATGTACCACTCTTACATGTTTCGTGATAATGCACAGTCTGCTCAGCTTGCAGATAATAAGTTTAAAGAGGGTATTAAGTCCATGCTCTCTCTGCTAGTTAACGAATACATTAATGTAGTAGATACCCGTATCAGAGGTCGTGCTTAATGGATGGTTGGCAGACGAAAGTAGTTCCCTTTGTGGGAGGGTTGGTTACAAACCAAAGCCCTTACCAGCAGGGATTTAATAATGCGGGTTCTGCCCGTATTCTTATAAACTATGAGCCATCCGTTAAGGGTGGCTATAGACGTATTAATGGCTACACAAAAGTTGTAGCGGATAAAGTACCTGCTCATGCATTTGCCCGTGTACAAGGTAGTGGTCAGACGGGTAGCACTCTATATGTAGGTGGTATATTTACTGCACCAGCACCGGGAGATACAATTACTGTTGAAGGTGTTGCTGGTGAATATGTAATCATTAGCGCAACAGAAACTGCTGGTGGTGAGTATGAGTATGCTCTAACCCTAAATGGATCACTGGCCTCTTCTCCTGCAGATAAAGCAGCAGTAACATTCACTCAGTGTGCAGAGATTATAAACGGCATCAAAGTATTTAACCGTGATGTATTAGCTGTACGTACTGGTGTACTGTACAAGAACGCAGG